ATTGAGACAATAAGAGTTCATATAAGACACTTACGCACTAAACTTGAACCCGATCCACGCAAACCTATATATATAAAAACTGTATATGGTGCTGGATATTGTCTCGAGTTGCCTATTGGTTCTCAAGTAGAAACTGCTAGGCAAGAGTTTATTCAAGCAAGAAATTCTGATTTGATAAATTCTGCAGTAGATTGATTTCATATATCTTCCATTGAAATTTTTAAAAAAGTAATTTCCCATGCCAACCTCGGTTGAATGTTTTTTCTTAATAGGTATTTTAAATTTTCAAGTTTTTTAATTAAACCAATATTGTTTGTTTTTCTCCACCAAATAGTTTGAATTAAATTTACTAAACAAATCTGTTGAAAAATGCCTAATTTTTCAGATATTGATTTAGATATTTCTAAAATTTCCAGACTACTTTTTATTGGATAATCCAATTTATTTATAATGTCATCTGAAAAATCATTCCATATTTCAATATTTTTTAATAATTGATTAGGAGATCCATTTGCAGAGTTTATTAAATCTTCAAATTTTAATTTTGTATTAATGTTCAATTTAGAATTATCTATGTATTCTTTCAAAATAGACTTTATTTGTTTACTAGAAAAAGATCGAAATCTGACGATTTGACATCTTGAGATGATCGTATCTAATAAAAGGTTTAAGTCCATCATACTGTGATGCAGAACTACTTGATCCATAGAGAGAGGTTGTTTCAAATAATGCTATATCTTTTTCAAAGATATCATTTAGTTTTTCTCGAATAAAATGTGATACACATATCAATGCTAAAAGTTTACCACCAAGATAATTATATCCAAATGGTTGAGATGGAACGATTGCGAATCCCATCACTGCATGTTGATTAAAAATTTTAAGATCAGGTGCCTTACCTAACCATTCATTTCTAGGTTTTGAATTTATAAGAGGTGATTGTAAACGAATGAATCCAACTATTTTATTTGTATTTTTTTCATACACCATTAATCGTAATTCACGACCGGGAATATTATCCTCATTATTATGAGAAGAAACAGACTTAAGAAGATTTTTATAATAATCTTGTGGTATTCCATTTTGGAATCTATCACCAACAAGACGAATATCAAACTCCATATCATTAGGATGAATATCCTGATTTAAAAAATATTCTTTTGGATCATCTAAAGGATTTGATTTAACTATGACAGATTTTTTTACATGACGAAGATACTCTTCAAGATTTGTAAAGTTCTTAAAGTAATCAATAAATTGATCTGCAGCCCAAACTGCTTTATCTTCATCAATTTGTTTGATTGTCATAATGGCATAATACCATATGGATTCCTTTTTTTCTCTAACAATTCCATCTCTATTTTGATCTCGATTATTTCAGTAAGATCTCCAACTTTTTCAGACATCTTACGATATCCATTACCAACATAAATTTGACCTGCCATGACTGCAATAGTTGCAGCACCCCAAAAGATGTAGTATCTACTTGATTTCACTTGATGTTTAAGTTTTGTATAAGATTTAGTCATTTTGTTCAGTGTCCTTTGGTAAATAAACTTCTACAGTAGAATGACATTTTGGACATGATAAATTAGTAACTATAGCAATGTCTTCACACCCATAGTCTTCACCATCAAAGTCTGATCCCCAAATTAGTTCTGTGTTACAGTGCCAACAGTTCATAATATAAGTTTCTTAGTTGGTTTTGATAATTTACCAAACATTGAATTATACTGTTCGATAATTTCATCTTGAGGATCTGCCATGTATACAACATACTTTTTAGTCACTTCAAGTTTATCTTTTTGAAGTAAAGGAGACCAAGGAGCAAATGCAATTTGTCCTTGTTTTTGTGACGGTACTGCCACAATCGGATCAGTGATTGTTATTGAATCAGTGTCCTCTTTTGTAATGTCAGCGATTACATCTTCGCCAGACCACATACGAATTAGTTTTACAGTCATTTGAATTCACACTCCACCATAATTTCGGTTAAACAAGCTAATAGGTTAATTTCCTGATCTGCCACAAATGCTACTTGGTATTGGTATTTAGCCAGAATAAGAACAGCAGCAGGAATAGAACTAGAGACCAAGGTTTCATATAGACTATCATAGATACGACGAAAAAGCAAAGTGGTATCATTATCCAAGTTGGTATTAACCCACTTACGGACTTCAGAAAAGTTTTTTTCTTTGAGATTCTTGGTGAGATCATTTATAGAAACATCAGAAAAGGACGCTAGTATACCGGAGTCTATTTCACCTCCGACAGAATATCTTTGACACTCATTAAGGACTCTTCTCCAATCAGGAAAGTGTTTACTGATTAACTCAGCAACAACTTTTTTATCACTCTTAATATTTTCTGTACTAAGAATTTGATTTACTCTGGAAAAGAATTGTGCTGCTATTGCAGGTTTGTCTTTTTTATTAACCGAGAAGTCAACAACAGAACACCTAGAATGTAGTGGCTCGATAATCTTGTTTTTGTAATTACAGGTAAAGATAAACCTGCAGTTTTTGGAGAACTCCTCAATACTCGCTCTGAGAAGGAGTTGTACATCGGAAGTGGTATTGTCTGCTTCATCGATGATGATGACTTTATGTTTTGACTCGCTTGTAAGAGAGACGGTAGATGCGAAGTTCTTTGCGTTCGTCCGAACAGTGTCAAGAAACCTTCCTTCATCCGATCCATTAATGACATAGAAATCTGCTCCTAATTGATTACACAATGCTTTTGCTACTGTGGTCTTTCCAATGCCTGGTGGACCTGACAATAACATATTTGGTATCTCACCTTTTTCAACAAAATCTTGAAAGGTTTTTTTAATACCTTTTGGTAAGATACATTCATCAATTGTAGTGGGTCTGTATTTTTCAACCCATATAAAATCACTCATTATTTAAAACCTTTCGATTTTGGTTTTGGTTTATCAATAACGTGAATAACTGTTCCTTCAAACCAAGGTGAACGACAATTATTCCACCACCATTCTTGAACCTCATCCCATGATTCTACCACAAACGATTTGTTTTGGCAAACTATCTTGTAGTGGTGACGATCATAAAGTTTATCACTTGTCTGTGCGAACCATTGTGGGTCATCTTTTTCAATTAACTTAGTCATAACCAATTTGGTTTTCTGGATGGGTCACGAAGATAATTAGATGCAGCCCAAGGTTTGCTCGATATATAACGTTTGTAAGCAGTAAAAGTGTCAATGCTTGTGTCATATTTAAACCTGTCGGGTCCTGCGAACGCAAAAGATTTAGGATCATGATCTTGTGGTGGAAAAATTTTAACAGCTGGAGGTTTTGATAGTCATATTCATTATATATGTCCTCAACAAATTGATGATGCTTTGCACTCAGGTATTACAACCATGCTTGGAGGAGGGACTGGACCGGCTCACGGTACACTTGCAACGACGTGTACACCCGGACCATGGCACATACAAAGAATGATTCAATCTGCTGATGGTTTTTCTATGAATTTGGCTTTTGCTGGGAAAGGAAATTCTTCATTACCAGAAGGTCTTGAGGAACAAATTCTAGCAGGAGCTTCAGCTTTAAAATTACATGAGGATTGGGGAACCACTCCTGGAGCAATTGATAATTGTTTGAACATTGCAGACAAAAATGATGTCCAAGTAATGATTCACACAGACACTTTAAATGAAAGTGGGTTTGTCGAAAATACTATCAAAGCAATAAACAAAAGAACTATACATGCTTTTCATACAGAAGGTGCTGGTGGTGGACACGCGCCAGATATAATTAAAGTTTGTGGAGAAGAGTATGTTATTCCTTCTTCAACAAACCCAACCAGGCCATACACAGTTAATACAATAGAAGAACATTTAGATATGCTTATGGTTTGTCATCATCTCGATAAATCTATTCCAGAGGATGTAGCATTTGCTGAAAGTAGAATAAGAAGAGAAACAATCGCAGCAGAAGATATTCTCCATGATATGGGTGCATTTTCAATTATCGCTTCTGATAGTCAGGCTATGGGTAGAGTTGGAGAAGTTATCATTAGAACTTGGCAAACTGCACATAAAATGAAAGTTCAAAGAGGAAGTTTACCAGAGGAAAAAGGAGACAATGACAACTTTAGAGTTAAAAGATATTTAGCAAAATACACAATTAATCCTGCAATTGCTCATGGAATTTCAAAACATATTGGTAGTATTGAAAAAAATAAACGTGCAGATTTAGTTTTATGGGACCCAGCATTCTTTGGTGCAAAGCCAGAAATGATATTGATAGGAGGTAGTATAGCTTGTGCTCAAATGGGAGACCCGAATGCATCAATTCCAACCCCTCAACCAGTATACACTAGACCAATGTTTTCATCATTTGGAACTTCTTTAGAGAAATCTTCAGTAATTTTCACAAGCAAACTAGCTCTTGAAAAGAATTCTTTAAAAGATGCAAGTATTAGAAAAGATTTATTA